TCAGTAAACATGTTCATAAGGTCCATGTCTGCTTGGTATGCAAGCACATCGTTGACTTGAACGCTGAAGTACTTACCTTGGTCGATCTGCATATCTACAGAGATAGGTGTTGGGACTTCATCAGTCAGAGTCATGCCAGCGCCAGTATAATCATTAATGGTGATTGATGGTGCTGTGCGGATACGAATTGTATCGCCTTGGTTTGCGATCTCGCCTTCCCAGTCAGTGTTAGCGATTTCAGTCATCATTGTGTTCGCGTAGAACTTAGCATTGAGCTTCTGCGACCACAGCGTGGGGATAAACTGACCAGAGTAGGATGGTGTTGTGTCGAATGCGCCTGAGCCTACGACGGGAAATACAGCTGCCATTTCGGCCTCCTATACGTCTAAGTTGGTGTACAGCTGCCTTAATAAGTTTACGCGTTAACACTTATGGTCGGACGCGGCCCTCGGTGTATGCAGCTGATAGTTCTGCTTCAAGTTTTGCTGCCTCTTCGAGTTTCCCTCGGCGCATCATCAACGAAAGTTTGTTCCAAGCTGCATCCATCTCCTTAGCGGAGTAGATCTTAGAATTTTGGTTCGTCGGCTGTTTTACCGAGTTAGCACTTCGAGTTGGCGCGACCTGTTTCTCAAGCTCCGCTTGGACTACCGGTTTCTCAGGCTCAGTCGGTTCAGCTAACGTTTTTTTCCACAAGTTCACATAGTGAGCTACGGCTTCTGCGTCACCTGCATCGAATGCGGCCTGTGCTTGGCTTCTGCGCGGCCCCCTAAGCATGGGATCATGCTCATTTAGCCACTTCATCCAGCGATCATCTTGGTCAACTTCGGCAAAGTCTGGAACTAGCTGTGCTAATCTTTGACTAAAACCGACCTCACCAATCTGGCTACCTGTCTTTGCAAGCTGATCTTGCAATTCTTTGATAACCGCTTCTTGTTGCTCAAACCGGTCCTCGTATTCTTGAGAAACCTCTCTTGCAATTCGACGCTGGACATCCAGAAGTTCTTCGCCAAACTCGGCTCGTTCTTCATCGGTCACTAAACTGACTTTCTCCTTCGGCTTTGTCGGTTCGGCTTTTTTTGCAGTAAGTTCTTGTTTTAAATGCTCAAGTTGCCCTGTTAGTTCACGCACTTGTTTGTGCAATCTAGGAACTTCAGCATCATATTTACCTAGTAAGGTATCGTACTTCTGCTTAAAACCGTCATCCTCTACGTCCGTCGGCGACGTGTCAGCTGGCTTCGCTTTGTCAGGCTTAGGCGCTGGTTCTGTCTCACTAGCGTCTTCGGCCTTAGTATCCACTTCCTCTGGGGCTGCATCCTGTGCTTCCTCCGGATTCTGCTGGGCTAAAATCGCTTTTTCTAGTTCTTCTACTTCCTCAAGCTGCTTTTGCACCTGTTTAGGCAGAGCCATATTTTTCTCCTTAAAGCGCCAACTATCTTCTGCAGCGCCCGTGGGTATGCTGCTTCCGCGTATGGTATGCTTCGTCGTGCTCTTACGAGCGTTTAACTACCTTGTGCGACTCTTCAATCGCAGCCAGTAGGTCTTGAAATGCTTCAGCCCGACCTTGCAAACGGTGGATTGTAACCGTGTCGTCTGCTTTTATTAGCCGCGCTGCCGCGTCTTGTATTTCGCCCTCTAGGAAGGCGATGAAAGGATTGGCCGAACCTGCCTCTTTGATCTTTAGCAGCGCTTGAACGTGCTTCACATCAGTTAGATTCAAATCAATCATTACTGAAATCCTACTTTAAATGTGTTAACGTGTCAACACATAGGCTTATCGGCCGTTAGGCCTTGCGCTCATTGTGTTACTTGCACGCCCACCTTGCTCAGAACCATCTTCCTGTAAGTTAGCTGCCTGCTCTAGCGCTTGCTGCTCCATCATCATCTGTTGTTGCATCGTCTGCTGCTTTTAAACATCTTCTCGAGAAGGGACAAGACGATCAACATTGGTGTTGAGATTACCGGCCATATCCCTGAGGAGTTCAGCCGTACCCGGTAGGCCAACAATCTGTTGTGCAATCGGACTCTCCAGTACCAAACGGAGAAACTCATTTTTGCGAACAGCTTCGGCTTCTTTAACGACCAACGACATCGCGCCGCGTGCAAGTATTTGTACATCACCAACTAAATCCGGATCATCTGCATAACGTAGGTTTCTCTGGTACTGCCGCTCCAACATGGGGCGGATCACATCAAAGTCGATGTTTGCAATCACCTGCTTGATAGACTTCCCAGCATTGCTCATAAGCATAGACAGCCCTGACGACGTGCGTCCTGCGCCCGGAACGTGTGAACCTGTCATGTATTTTGGTATGCCCGACACCTCGTCCGCAAGCACCATGAACTTATCAAACACCGCCATAAGCTCCGCAGCGTTAGAGTTTGGCTGAAAAAACGTCATAGGTGGGGAGGAATCGTTGTAGTCCGACTGACGGAACTGCCATATTTTCCAAGGGTACATCTGCGTGATGTCCTCGCCTGCAGGGAGCCTGCTGATATTAACGCCGACCTGTGGACCGGAGCTGATGCCCATATTGTTAGCTAACGCACGGGCAGCGGCGTTGCACATGTTCTGGGCGTCCATACAAAGGTCGGCGACTCCGTTACCATCGAGTCGACCAGGAATTTTCTCGAAAGAGGTAACGTAGTAAGGCTTACGTCCAAGCGGATCGTAGTTTAGAACAGCGCGGATAACAGTGTTGTTTACCATCCACACTTCACACGGATATGACTTCTGGGGGTCTGGAATCTCTTCCTCAGACATACCCCACTCGAGGAGCAAATCGCCGGGAATTGTATCCCAAAGCTGTATAGCAGCCACCACATCGGAGCTTGCTTCATCAAAATCTAAACTCGTGACTTCCTCGTAGTCGCTGCTATCACTGTCGAGCCAGTCCATCCCACTCGAACCGAAGTCCACAAGCAACGAACGCACAGACGCTTCGTCGTATCCTTCCACTCCGATCATGTTCTCGACATCATCACGGGTCAGGTGGTGGACCTCAATTATCGGCATAGACTGGACGTCATCGCCCCAAGGCGACCAATAAAACTTGAACGGATCAATCCGCTCCCACTCGTCACGGACGACTTCTACAACAGCCAGACCACCGTCGACGTACTTCATGACTTTACGTTTGCGCGGTATCGGCCCCTTCATGATCGCGTAGGGGAACGTCGCAACATCGTTCGTGAACTCGAACAGCGCTTTCGTCCAACCGCCCTCGACCATCTGGTCCTCGAGTTTTTTCTCCATACGCTCGACACGTTTCTCCGCTCTGTGCTTCAACTCGCGCATCGCGGTGTCTTTCATGCCAGAGGCAAGTTCTCTCAGCTCTTGAGGGGAGGGCTGCACACCGCCTTCAGCGTAATACTGCATCAACGTCTGACGCATCATGTTCTGCATCGCCATCGCGTCTTCTGGGGGCACTTCTGGTATCGGGGTAGGGGAGAGAGACCAAGGTTTGTCCGCACCTTGCCCTAGGAGCGTGTCTCGCAGCCATGCAGTAGCGGTACGGCATTTCGCGGACACTATCCCCATAAATATCTCTGAACCGCCCTGCTCCTGTATCTCAGCGAGTTTTGCAGGGTCGTACTCCATATTCCGAGCACGGACACAGGCCGTCAGCCTGTCCTCAAGATCCTCACGAAAATGGTCACGCATAACCTCCCACCGCTTCCGCGTATGCGAAGCCAGTCCTTGAATCATAGGTGTCGCTTGCTTCTGGGAAGCCTCTCGCTGCGCAGCTGCCTCAAGGTCGGAGGCACGCGCAACAGGTATCAGTGCTGGGCCTAGCGCCATAGGTTATCTCACATGTGATCTGTTACACTCGTATCACTTATCTGCTAACGCGTCAACAGATTAGGTCCACCCTCCAGCAGACACTTTCGCTATCTCTCTTCGCTGCGTCTGGAACGACTGCGCCCCAAATACCTCACCGCCATCGGCGTGGAGACACATATACTGAAACGCATCAGCGACGTCAGACCAAGGGTGGGATTTTTCTGGCTTCTCGTCCCGCACCCCCTTAGTGTTTATTTTATAACGATATTTTCCTGCCAGAGCTTGGATCAAATTGTTCGCATGGAC